GATCATATTATGATTGTTAAGATCAATCCAAAGGATGTGGTCAGCGTTCCTAGTGATTGTAATCATGAGAAACTTCGTACTTGTAGATATGAAGTTGTTGGTGAATATCAAGGTGAACTACTAAAGCCTCTTTACAAGGCTGAGTTTAGTGAAGATTCTTATGATGAGGATGAAGAACAGTTGTATGATGAGTATGATGATGATTACTGGAATCAGTACGAAGATGAAGATGAAGATGAAGATTATGATCCCGATCAGGATTATATTTGATAAAAATGGAGTGAGCAATTTGGGCTATGGCGGTTCGATCCCGCCAACACTCTTTTGTTGATTATGATAAAGGTAAAATACAATGGACCAAGAAGATGATAACTATAATGATGAGTATGATTATGATGATGCTCAAGACAAATATAAGCACTATTTTAAGTTTGATCCCGCTGCTTGGGATGCTTGGGGTAAAATGCTATATAATGCTCTAAATGATATAGTCGAAGGATCATCAAATGTGTGGTATGTTAATTTTCCCAAAAAGTCGTTTCCTGTGAATAGTTATTTCTCCAATACTGAGAAGTCTAAAAACTTCCAGTATTTGGGGATTAACTATCAGAAACAACCCATATGGAAAAAAGAGTACTTTGTTAACGCTGGATTAGCCAGAGAGTACTTGAATCATATTCAAAGTCATGCTGTTCATTTTGTATTACAACCACATTACTACAAAGGATTATTTGATATCCTAAATTAATATGAAATATATCTTATATTTTCAATCCTCAGATAGAGTAGTCAGATTTTCTAGAACAGATGCTATTAAAGAGATAGAAACTAGGCTGAATTTTCTAGAAGATATTTGTATCAAAGTTGTAGAGGAATCAAATTTTACTACAAAAATATACAAGCCAATTTTTTCAGTTACGCTTGAACTTAAATAAATACGGAGAAAGACATGGGTAAACAAAACTATATTATAGATGATTTAGAAGAGTTTACAAGGTCGGCCAGAAAACTTGTATTCAATGGTTTCGATAAAAGCATAGGAGATGATCCTGACGAGTTTACAAAACTTATTACAGAAATTAGTCAAGATGATTTGGAGGAGATGGATCAAATTTTAACTCAGCAAGAATCTCTGGTTATAGTTAAGAGTCTGGCTAAAGAACAAAAACATAAAATCACAAATGAGTCAAGATATTTAATTGATGAAAAAATATTTTCACAAATTATAGAAGAAATGAATGGACGACTAGTTAGTAATATGCTATCATCATTAGCAAGTAAGGGTATGATAGAGTCCGCTTACGATGAACAAATCAATGATTTTGTTTTCTGGATAAAAGACGATGAAACACCTGAAACCGATTGAGGTTGATGCTTCTTTTCTATATAGATGTCCATCTGAAAATTGTGGTGCTAATCATTGGTTGTTTTTACGAGAAGTCAAGACCAAAAATTTCAAGATTGTTTGCGATTGTGGAACAGTGTTTAGGCCAAAAACAATCGACAACATAAAAATCAAATATAGTGATAAATCTAAAGTAAAGCAAAAGCCTAACGCAAACAAGGATGCAATAGAACACAATAAATCTGAATTAAGAATTCCGGTTGACTTGTTAAACAAATGTGTTAAAATACTGGTTCAGTATGGCTTTGAAAACCAAGAGGCTAAAGACATACTAACTAAAACGTATCTAATTAATCAAACCGATAATGCCGTACAACTTATTGAGTTATCATTAAAATCATTGGAGATAAAAAATGTCTAAAGGTATAAGGCCAACTAAATTTAGCGAAATTCTTGGGCAAGATGATGTGATTAATAGGCTAAAGGTCAGCGTGACGGGCTGTTTAAAAACATCAACCGTGATGCCACACACTTTAATAGATGGGCCACCGGGCCTTGGTAAAACTACCATAGCGAGTGCTATCGCCAACGAATTGAACGTAAATCTGTACACAACCAACGCGGCAAATCTCAGAAGTGTTAAAAATATTATTCCGTATCTTATGGGAATTGCACCACGATCAGTCCTATTTATTGATGAAATTCACAGGCTACCAAAACTTGTTGAAGAATTTTTGTATCCTGTTATGGAAGATTTTGTATTAACAATCACTCTAGAGAAAAAACCAGAAACTATTGATCTTCCAGCTTTTACTTTGGTAGGAGCAACAACTAGTGGTGGTAGTTTAAGTCAACCATTTTATGATAGATTCAGCATCAAAGAACATCTTAGTTTTTATAACGATACTGATTTAGCTAAACTAGCAAGATCGAACTGTGATAAACTCTCTATTTCTATTGATGAGACTGATCTTGTTGAGATCGCTAAAAGAAGTAAAGGAACTCCTAGAATTCTAAACTCTAGATTACAATGGTATAAAAATTACAAGACCTGTCATCCAAATTCTACAGAATCTATAGATGAGATTTTTAGTATTCAAGGTATTGATAAAGACGGATTGGATGCTTATGATAGAATGTATTTGAATCTACTACTAAGCAATAAAGGTAATCCATTAGGCTTAAAAGCAATATCTTCTCTTACTGGTATTGCTGTAGAAACTATTGAAAATAGCATAGAGCCATATTTGGTTAGAAAAAAGTTTATATCACGAACCCAAAAGGGCAGAGTGATAGGAAACTATACTAACTAATAATAGTATCTAAATTAGATAATCAATTTAAATCAAGATAGGTGGGCTTGTCCCACCTATTTTGCTATAATAGTGTATAATATAACCAGAAAAGGATGTTTTATGTTTAACAGAAGAGGCTTTATCGACACGGGCGTTTTAGGATATCTAGGACTAAATCTTGGAGACTACCTAAAATTAAGAGCAGAAGAACCTTCTGTGAAGGAAGCAAAAGCACAGTCAGTGATTTATATTTATCTACCGGGTGGATATGCTCATCAAGAAACATTTGACCCAAAACCCAATAGTCCGGTTGATTATAGGGGTCCTTTAAATAGTATATCAACTAGTATTCCTGGAATATTTTTTAGTCAATACTTAACAGAAACTGCAAAAATAGCGAACAAAATTAGCATTATCAGATCCATGACTCATAGCGAAACAGCACATGAGCGTGGAACTAATAATATGTTTACTGGATATCGTCCTAGTCCAGCCATTCAGTATCCGAGTTTAGGATCAGTAGTCAGTCAACAATTAGGAGTCAGGAATAATTTACCTCCATATATAACAGTACCAAATGTACCTAATGAATTTGCTGGTGCTGGATATCTTAGTCATAGTTATTCATCATTTAGTCTTGGTGGAAATCCAGAAGATCCAAACTTTAAAGTTAGAGATTTAACATTACCAGATGGAATATCTGTAAATAGATTTGATAAAAGAAAAGCGATGCTAGAAATAGTCAACAAAGAGTTCAATGTTAGGCAAAAGTCAGACTCTTTGGATTCTATGAATTCTTTTTATCAAAATGCTTATGATATTATGAATTCGTCTCAGGCTATACAAGCATTCGATATTAACAAAGAAGACGATAAGACCAAAGAAATTTATGGTAAAACTGCTGCTGGAATGAGATTACTACTAAGCAGAAGATTGGTGGAGGCGGGGGTAAGATTCGTGAATGTAACTTATGGCGGATGGGATCATCACGATAATATAGCGCTAAATATAGGTAGTCAGTTGCCATCTTTTGACAAAGCTTTTTCTGCATTAATAAATGACCTAGATGAAAAAGGTCTATTAGATTCAACACTGGTTTGTGTTGCCACAGAATTTGGTCGTACTCCAAAAATAAATCCAACCGCTGGACGCGATCATTGGCCGCGTGTTTTTTCTATAGTCATGGCAGGGGGCGGAATTAAAAAAGGGCTGGTATACGGCTCCAGCAACGACACAGCAAGCGAACCACAGGACGATCCGGTGAGTGTAGAGGACTGGGGAGCCACACTATATAATTTACTAGGCATTGATCATAATAAACATCTAATAGCTCCAGGTAATAGGCCAGTTAAAATTATTGATAACGGTAAAATTTTATCAGATCTAATATGATAAACTATAAAAAAATTCTAATTATTGGCGGTACACAAATGTTAGGTAGGGATTTTGTAGAATATTTATTATTACAAAATTCTAAATCTGATATATATCTTGCAAATAGAGGGATTACAAATCCAGATTTATTTAAGGATAAAATTAAACATATCTATATAGATAGATATAATGGAGAATGCGAGAATCTACACGACTCATCATTCGATTTAGTAGTAGATTTTTCTTGCTATAATCTTGGCGATTTTAAAAAAATACATCCCAATATAAATTGTAAAAAATATATTTTGATATCAACAACATGTGCTGATGGGACTGATAAACAATCAAAAGAAAATTTTGAAAATAATAATATATTTGAATATTGTAAAAATAAAGAAGAGTTAGAAAATTATGCTATAAATTTTGATAATGTGTGTGTTGTAAGACCACCAATAGTATATGGATCAAATGATTATACAGGAAGATTTTATGAAAAAGATGGGACTATATATTGGACACATGATAATTCAAAAGTTTTAGCAAATACAAATCTTATATCAGTTAGAAAATTAACTGTATTATTATATAATTATATACAAAAAGATAGCTATGAAAAAATTATATCTGTGAATAGAGAGGGTTTAAGTGTTGTAAAATATAGATATGAATGTAAGATACATCATTACGAATCAAAACTATTAACAATACAAAAATTTAATGAACCATTTAATCATATTATTATAGATAATTTATTTAATGATAATATCTATGCATCATTATGTAATAAATTTTCAATATTTATATCTAAAACAGTTCCATATAAAAATCAAAAAAACGCAACTAGTAATTATGATGCATATATTTATGGTTTGTCTACAAAAGAACTAGTGGATGGCTATGATTTTTTTGCATCAGAAGAATTAAAAAATTTTGTTGAAAAAACTTTTAATATTGTAACAACAAAACACGTTGCACCATCTGTTCATTTTCATAAAAGTCCATCTAAAAGCGGTTTTATTCATAGAGATATGAATATAGTTTCATTTATAAATAGCAATAATAAATTTGTATGTACTGGAGGAACTAATTATACTGACGATACCGAAACTAATCCTGACACAATCAAAGTTATGCGAACAATAGCTATGATATATTATTTTAATAACGATAATAGTTCATACGATGGCGGTGGAACAGGAATATACTCTAGCTATAATGGAGGACTGATAAAAACTATAGAGCCTATTAATAATAGATTATTTATATTTGAAATTACTCATAATTCATATCATGCATTTATAGGATGTGATTATGATAGATCATGTCTTGTTAATTGGTTTCATTCTGGCCCAGCATATTCTGTTAATAGACAATGGAAATATTTTAGAAAAAATCCAAACCTAATAGAAAGATGGCCTTTACCAGATGATAAAATAAAATACTGGTCGATAGAAAATGACCCAGAGTACAATAAGTACTTTAATTTTTCTATAAAAGATCATTTTGGCGTCTTCATATAAATGGTGTATATTAAAAGACAATTATGAATAATAGCAATATAATTATATTAATATTACTAATTTTAAATATTATAAGTTTATTTATCGGATATATTTTAGGCAAAATATCTTCTATTAATACAATAAATATTACAGATAGATACTTATCCAATAATCAGAATTTAAAGAAAAAAGAAGGAATGTCTATGGTCGATATTGATGAAACAAAATTTATTCCAAAAATTATTACTGATAATTTAGAAAAAAAATACGATAAACTAGCAACATCAAAACAATCTACGGAAAATATTACTGATTCTATAAATAAGCTAAAAAATCTAAAAAAATGACTGGAGAAGAAACATGGCTAAAGGCTTAGACGTGGGTACAAGTTTTATTGTTTTAGCAGAGCAGAACGATGAAGGTATTAAGTATACCGATTTTAGAGATGCTTTTTACATTATAAAACCGACAACTCCTGTTGCTACTAAGATGATAGAAAAAGGATTAAACGGTAAAGTATTTATTAAAGATAGTGACAATTCTTTTATTCTCTTAGGAAAAGATGCTATAGAAAAAGCCATAGAAAGAAACGATAGCGCAAAAAGACCTATGTATAAAGGTGTTGTGTCGTCAAAAGAGAAAGAAGCAAAAAAAGTACTAGCTTTTATTCTGAAAGAAGTAGTCGGGAAGGCTTCAGAGTCAGGCGAAAAATTAATATTTTGTAAACCGGCGCAGCCAGTTGATCAAGAAGATGATGATTTTGATGTTGGATATCATGAAGATGTTGTAAAAACAATATTAGCAGAGCAGGGTTATGATGCTAGAGCGATTAATGAAGCAGAAGCTCTATGCTATGCTGGATTAGAAGAAAATGATTATACTGGGATTGGAGTCAGTTGTGGGGCTGGTATGACTAATGTTTGTGTTATGTTAAATGGTGAACCAACAGTAACTTTTAGTACAACCAAATCTGGAGACTGGATTGATCGAATGGTGGCTGTTGCTATAGGCGAACCAGATAGTGTAGTCCAAGCAGAAAAAGAACATGGTTCTTACAGAATAGGTGAGGCTAGTGATAGTCCTGTGCTTCAAGCGGTCTGTTCGTATTATGAAAGATTAATAGATTATACCACTAAACATTTGAGTATAACATTAGTAAACCATAAATCTTTACCAAAATTTAAAGAACCTCTAAAAGTTGTTATCGCTGGCGGCACATCATTAGCAAAAGGATACGTTGAAACATTTCATCAAAAATTAATAGATAATAATTTTCCTGTACCAATTAAAGAAGTTGTTCATGCCAACGATCCTCTTCATGCTGTAGCGAAAGGTTGCTTAATAGCATCTCAAGTACTATAATACTCTCTATAAGGAGTATTAGATGATAATTCCAGAAACTAATATTGTGGCTATTTCTTACGAGCCACAATGGCAAACTCAAGACTATATAGATAGTGTATTTCAGTCTCTAAAGGGTTCTTCAAAAAGAAGCTGGTTTATTGATCATGCTTATCATTGTTTACCATTAGTTATTGGTAATCAATATGGATTTGTAGTAAAATCTTTATATGATTTTGAAGTAATTTGGGATGGAGGAAATGCTGTTGAGTCAGTCAAAGTCAATATATTAACTCCAGAAGAAGAATATAAAAAAACACATAATCTACAATCTATAAAAGCTCATTTCGGAATGGGTACTTTTACAATACAAATGCCATATCAATTAAGAACATCTCCAGGAATTAATTTGATGACAATAAATCCACCAAATTATATTATAGATGGTATATATCATATGACAGGCGTTGTCGAAACCGATAATTTGCGAAGAGATTTTACATATAATCTAAGAATTACAAGACCTAATCATACTATAAAAATAAATAAAGAAGATTATATTGGTTGTATTATACCATATCCAAGACATTTTATAGATAAATATAGCATTGTAGATGCAACAAAAGTATTCGATAATGAAAGCATACAAAAAGAAAGAGAATGCGCTAAAGCTTTTGGTGTTGAAAGATCAACTATTGATCAACAAAAAAAACATAGAAATGGAAAAAGATATTGGAGGGGAGTAGATATTTATGACAATAAATTTTCTGATCATCAAACAGGATTAGATAAATGAGAATAGCTTTATGTCTATCTGGTCAGACTAGAGCATACGAAAAATGTTTCGATAGCCAGTATATTAATATAATTAAACCATATAATTGCGATATTTTTATACATACATGGCTATATAATGGGCTATATCCAAAAACTCCAGACAATTTACATTATTGTAAAGAATATAATATCTCTAATTATGATAAGTATTTAAATGATAATTATCTTATAAATTCAAAATTATTTTCATTATATAGTCCAAAAAAAATTTTAGTAGAATATCCAGATAAAGATTTTTTTATCAATAAATTGTCATCTAATAATAATGTTAAATTTTTTAATGCTATTATGATGTATTATAGTATTTATCAAAGTAATAATCTAAAAAAACAATATGAAATTAATTACGATTTTAAATATGATGTAGTTATACGATGCAGATTTGATTTGTTCTTTGAGCATTTAAAACTTTTGACAGATTATCCTTTGTATTTAGCTCCAAATGAAAATATAGACAAGCCATTTAATAATAATATGAAAAATATTTTGGATACTATCGGCCCTAAATATATGCCAAATGATCAATTCGCCCACGGAACTTCTGAGGCAATGGATTATTATAGTAATATATATGAATCGTATTTATTAAATCAAAATATATTTCCTCAGCATCCAGAAGGGCTAATATCTGAGTATTTATGGAATAGTAACTATATCCCAACTATTAATAATAGTATTCGTATGAAAATTATATCAAAATGATTAAACTTATTATATTTGATTTAGATGGTGTTCTGTTGGACGCAAAACAGATACATTATGATGCTTTGAATGAAGTTTTAGCTGATAGCTATAAAATAACGTGGGACGAGCATATTAGTAAATATGATGGGCTAAAAACAAAAGAAAAATTAAATCTTTTAAGTAAAGAGAAAGATTTGCCAGAACATTTACATAATGAAATTTGGACTAAAAAACAAAACATAACTCATGAAAAATTATCTAACTTAGTACCTAATACTAAACTATTAGATCAGATTACACAATTATCAAAAGCTAATTATAAGATTGCTATTTGTTCTAATTCTATTAGAAAAACAATATATGGAGCTGTATGTAAACTACAAATCATAAAATATATTGATTTAATTATTAGTAATGAAGATGTGGAGAAATCAAAACCATATCCTGAAATGTATTGGAAAGCAATGATCTCTTTTGGCGTTTTGCCTAAAGAGACATTAATAATTGAAGATTCTCCCCACGGTCTACTTGCAGCTAAAAGATCCGGATCTAATATATATAGAGTAAAAAATTCAAATGACCTCAGTAATAGTAATCTATTTCAGATTATAGATTCGTACAACACAAGAAGTAACGATCAGATCATGTGGCAAGATTCTAAATTAAATGTTTTGATACCCATGGCCGGGGCTGGTAGTCGTTTTGAAAAAGCCGGATATACATTTCCTAAACCTCTTATTGATGTTCGTGGAAAGCCGATGATACAAATGATAGTTGAAAATCTGTCATTTGATAGTCCCCATACTTTTATAGTACAAAAATTACATTCTGAGAAATATAATTTAAATAGTCTATTGCCTTTAATTGTTAAAGCTAATAATACTAATATTATCACTGTAGATTCAGTAACAGATGGCGCTGCTTGTACAACTCTGTTGGCTAAAGAATTAATAAATAATGATAATCCTTTGATTATTGCCAACTCTGATCAATATGTTGATTGGAACAGCAGTGAGTTTATGTACAAAATGCAAGAACAAGATGTAGATGCTGGCATATTAACCTTTAAATCTACTCATCCAAAATGGTCTTTTGTTAAAGTGGACGATAAAGGATTTGTAACGGAAGTTGCAGAAAAAAATCCAATATCTGACATAGCAACAGTTGGGATATACTATTGGAAAAAGGGTTCTGATTATGTAAAATATGCAGAGCAAATGATACGAAAAAATAAAAGACATAATAATGAATTTTATGTTTGCCCAGTATTTAATGAGGCTATAGAGGATGGGAAAAAAATAGCAATATTTAATATCGAAGGCATGTGGGGATTAGGAACTCCAGAAGATCTACAATATTTTTTACAAAATCATGATACTAATTTCTCATAGAGGTAATGTAAAAGAAAAGATAGAAGACAAAGAAAATCATCCAGACACTATTAAAAATGTCATATCTCTTGGTTATGACGTTGAAATAGATATTAGATATATTGATAACAATTGGTATCTTGGACATGATGCTCCGCAATACATAATTAAAACCGATTGGCTAATAAAATATTCCAATAAGCTATGGATTCATTGCAAAAATTTACAAGCGTTTAGTCGATGCAATAATCTATATGGTATATTAAATTATTTTTTCCACGAAAATGATAAATATACATTAACGTCTAAACAAATCATTTGGGCATATCCAGGTAGCGAATTGGATAATAATACAATTTGTGTTTTACCAGAACTATTTGATTATCATATAGATATACTGAAACGTAGTCGTGGAATATGTACTGATAATATATTTTTTTATGAAGAGGTGTTACGTGAATGACAAACCAATTATCTTTGAAAATAAAATCATTAAACCAAATACAACTAAGATTATAGATTATATCAATAGTCATCAATCCGATTTTGGTGAATTAGGATCTAATTATTGGCAAGGTAGACAAATATATATTAACCAAATTAAAGATGAAGAAATTATAAATATAATTAAGAGTGGTAAAGATTATATGATATCTGAGTTTATTAAACAATCTAATATAGAAAAACCTTTATATATAGATAGTCTACACATAGTAAGATGGACAGAAGGATACGAGTTGCATCCTCATGCTGATGCTGTTGAGCCAAATGGTAGTCAACATCCATTTCCTTGGAGAGATTTTGGAACTGTTACTTTTTTGAATGAAGATTTTGAAGGTGGAATTTTATATTATCCTAATAAAGATAATCTGCAAGTACTGCCAAAAGTAGGTTATAATGCTATACACACAGGCGGATTAGATTGTTTACATGGCGTAACAAAAATAACAAAAGGAGTTAGATATACAATAGCATCATTTTTAACATATGATCCTAATCATGAGTATAAAATTTGATGTTTTCTATACTATCCAGGTCATATAAGTGGAAAAAAACTAGACTTGATCATCTAAAAAAAGAATCATTTTGTCAATCATGCGCATCTATTAAGAATCTTCAAGTTCATCATATAGTCCCTGTAAATGTGGATCAATCAAAAGAATTAGATCCAAAAAATTTAATCACTTTATGTAAAACGTGCCATTTTGTTTTTGGGCATCTCATGGATTGGAACAGTTGGAATGAGGATGTGATAAAAGATTGTAGGGTGTATTATAATAAAGTAATCAACAAGCCCTACAAAATAAAGGCTCAGTTTTATGATAAAAATATTTTTGGTACTATTAGTAATAATATATGGAACTTTATCTTTTTCTGGAACAATAGATCCTAATACTCCAGATGAAAAATACATAAATTATGGTTTAAAATTTCCATATATTGGTCAAATAATAGGAAGAAAACAGGACGATACTTCATATTCTGGATCTGTAGTAGCATACAAAAATAATATTATTATAACAGCTGCTCATATATTTCATAATAATAAAACCGCTGTTGTAATTTTTAGTACAAAATTATTACCAGTTAAAAAAATAGTAATTCATAAAAATTATGACTACGAAAAATTTGGAAGACACGATATAGCAGTATGTTTGGTCTCGGGAGATATAGGATTAGATTGGTATCCAGATATATATAAAAATAATCAAGAAAATGGCTCTATTTGTTCTTTGGCTGGATATGGTTCTACTGGAACATTTATCACAGGTATATTGCCAAGCAAAGAAAGTAAAAAAAGAGCAGGATCTAATTTTATTGACGCTGTTAATGAATATTTATTATTCTGTTCTCCATCAGTAAAAACAGGTAAAACAGAATTGGAGTTTATCATTGCTCCCGGAGATAGCGGGGGTGGACTATTTATAGAAAATGATCTTGCTGGTATCCATTCTGGTGTTATAGAAGACAAAATTAATAAAGGTAAATCAAAGTATGGGGCAGTCAGTGCTCATACAAGAGTTAGTGTATATAAAGATTGGATAGAAAATACAACACAAGAATTATTGAAAGAAAAATAATATGTTTAAAAAATGGTTTAATAAAACAAAAATAGGATTACTTCCATATGTAACAGAGCCGCTGTATGGCTTGTCTCCAAGTGATCCTCAAGAATTAGGATGGGAACTTAATAAATTCGATATTCCTAGTTTTTGGACACATAGTCAGGGAGATGGTGTTGTATGTGCTGTATTAGATACAGGATGCGATTTAGATCATCCAGACATACAAAGTAATTTATTAGATGGAAAAAATTTTGTTAATATATCTGAAAAACCAATAGATAAAAATGGTCATGGTACCCATGTGTCATCTACAATAGCAGCTTGTAATAATGGATATGGCATGGTTGGTGTTGCTCCTCAAACAAAAATTATACCAGTAAAGGTTCTTAATGATAGAGGTAGTGGATCTATTAATTCAATTGTAGATGGCATATATTGGAGTGCTGATCAATCTATTGTTAATTTTATGACAATGAGTCTAGGTTCAAGTGGACCAAATTCAGATATAGAAAAAGCTATTAATTATGCTGTTAATAAAGGAAAGATAATATTTTGTGCCGCTGGTAATAGTGGACCAAATTCAGATATAATGTATCCTGCTAAATGTGAAAATACTATGGCTATAGGAGCAATAGATGAAAATTTACGCAGAACGCCATTTTCGTGTAGTGGAGATAGTTTAGATTTTCTAGCTCCTGGTCATAATATTATGGGGTGTGCGCCAAATAAACAATATGCGAAAATGAGCGGAACCAGCATGAGTAATCCATTTGCTGTAGGACTAGCATCTCTCTTATTAAGTTATAATAATAGAAGTAAAAAATATAGATTATCTAGTTATAACGACTATATTGAAGTTTTTAAGAGATCATGCAAGCCATTGAATGATCCAAATTATAGTGATATTAAACAATATCAAGGTTACGGGATTATGTATCCTACTATATGAATTCTTCTATAATTTTATAGAAACTTCTAATTCTTTTAAGTAATTCTAACCCATCCTCTTTTGGCATCGCTCCTGATATATTATTTTCATGCCACCATATATGAAACATTTTATTTTTAAAATAATTTGGATAACTAAAAAATAAACAACTCAGTATTTGTTCTTCGCTATATAAAACAGGCTCATTATCTAATAAAGTATTAGTTAAAATACTAAATTTATCACATATATAATTTATAGATGATAGATATCCTCCAAATAAACCACCAATAATATGATAGCATGATTGACAATCATCAATAAAATATTTGCAAGGAATAGAGGAATCCCAATAAAAATCTCTATTTTCTTTTGCGCATACAAAAACTTGATTATTTGTATAGTTATTTAAATTATTTAATAGTTCATTTGTAAATATATTAGATCCATAATAACTATCAAAATATTTACCAGTATGAATATTTAAATATTTATCTGGAATTAATCCGCTATAGCATAACCCAGCATCAATCCAGTATATATAATCGCAATCATGAGCATTTAATTTAATCCAAGATAATTTTGAATATTGTAATTCAATGCATCTTACTGACTGTTTAGTTGATTCTATATCTTTAATTTTATTTATTTTACTAGAATATTCCGTATTATATAAATCGTATTCTATAGTAGATAATCTATCAACTTTATCTGGATAAAACTCTTGATAAAAAGTATCAATTTTATTTTTATCATTAGTATATACTATAAATTCTGCATTACTAATATTCATGATGCTATTTAAGCTATATAAATAATGATCATTACGTCCTGGACGACCACCAAGAGATGTTCCATAAAGATCAAAATATATTGCAGATACTATCTTAGTTTTCATAGTTTTTAAGAGATTGACATAGATCGTAATCAAGCATTCGTGATTCTAGTTTTATAGGACAGTATACATTCCAGTTATATGTCATAAGATAATGATTAGTGTCATATGTTTTATTGATATCTGAAAAATCTGGTCTTTGTACTACTATAGGTAATATTCCACAAAAGCTTTTAGTATTGGGATATATTATTTTATCAAAATATTCATCAATAGCCATTTGTTGATGAGAATTATGTACAAATTTATTAGTATCCCATTCAATTATATATTCACATGCTTTTTTTGTTAAAATAAATCCACTAGTACCAAATATTCCTCTATGTTTTGTAGGATCTTTTTCAGGAACATTAGTTAAATCAAGAAGATATTTATTATATTGATTTAATGGCCTATGTATAGAAGGCGCAAGGTGAAAAATATCCCAATCTAAATTAGTATTAAATAATTCATTATCAATATTATCTAGTAATTCTTTAGCATATGGCATGAAACTAATGTCGTCTTCCATTACCATTGCATAATCATAATTTTCTTCAAGAATTATTGAGGATAATTTTTGATGGGATTGCGCACATCCAATATAGCTATTGGTATCAATACCAGAGAACCTATGATATTTCCAACCAATATATCTCATTTCTTTATCAAAAGAATGTAATCTATCTTGTCTACGATCTAAATTAATAACAAATTTTGGAATATCTTTAATAGTTTTCATATTTTTTACACACATAATCAATAATTAAATCATTATGATTGGTATATCCTTTTCTATGCGCAAAAATTATACTATTATTTTCTAAAGCTTTTTCTAAATTTCTATTAATATCTGTCCAATATCCATATCTATCTATATCGTATCTTTTACATTTATATCTTGATGCTAGAATAGACAGGACGCTTTGATCGTGTCTATGGTTGCTTTCATACCCATCAATACACCCTTCCACTTGAGAATAGCCCCATGCTTCTTTAATTAAAGGTGTATAGACACCATCTGTTTTAAACCCAACAAGCCCAGACCACAACTGCTTATCATTTAGTTCATCTTCTGTGGCTTTCATAATATCTATACATTTTTGATGAGTATAGTTTTTATTTAAATGAACATCTCCAACTAAAAATATGTCTTCTTTATCAATAATATCAAAAATTGATTGTATAGAATCTAAGGCACAGGCTCCGGCGTCCAACCATAAAACTTTTTTAGCCGATGCTATCGAATCAAAAAGAGTAAACATTTTTAAAAAATGACATTTTGTTTTAACTGTAGATATAGACTCATAGATATCAAAATTTTCAGAAATATTTTTTACTACTACTTTTTTATAAGATCTTAATCTTTGTATCTCTGATGAATCGAGACCAAAATCATATACAATAATAGCATCTATTATATTATAACTATATTTATGTATGCTATTTATAAGAGTAAGAAGCGATATAAAATATGGACTATTAGCTCCTGTTATAATAATATTATTGTGCATAGATGTTTATAATTTTTTCTGGGTGCATATATGTGTGAGCTATTGCAAAATTATTTTTTATTGACTGTATTTTTGATAAATATAATTCTTTCGATAGATTATTTATTATAGAGTCTATAGACGATGAATCTTCAAATAGTATTATTCCATTTATATCAAAATAATTTATTATTGATTTATTTCCATAATAAATTGGTATGGTTCCAGTTAAAAAACAATCTAGTAGTTTTTCACTAAAATAATCAGTATCTGGAGAAAATAGATGTTGTGGACCTTCATTTTCCATAGTAATAGAAAACATATAATCTTTTAGAGCATCAACCTTAAACTCTATAGGATTATTAACGCCAGATCCAAAGAAATCAATAAAAGATTTATTTTTTAAATTTTCGTATACTACTGATCTTAATCTATGTCCAGCATTCCACTGTTTATCAGAAAAAATCATACTACACATTTTATTTTTTAGATATATATCAATATCTTGTTCTCTTAGCCAAGTTCCTCCGTGAGGCACAAATTGAAAATTTGGAATTCTTTCGTCCAACCATTTATTATATGAAAAAACTAATTTGAATTTATTAAAAAATTCTGGTTTAGTAATTTTTATATAATTATCGCCATTGACTATAGGCGGCTCAATAATCCATGCGTAATTTTCTTTTGTAGAATCTATATTATCTAAAAAACATAATCTATCTGTATAGATGGCAATATCATAGTCATTGCAATCTCTAGACCATCCAGTTTCGTAGTTAATATATCTAGATAAATTATTTTGACCTATTAGATTTTCATCTATAAATTTTATTTTTTTCATAAATATCCAATTATGGGTTCCGCCCATCCTTTACTAATACTATGAGGCCAAACTATCCAACTAGTCGGTTTGACACTTGTTTGAAATTCTCTCCATATTTTACAGTATCCATCAGGATCATTTTTTACTCTTAGAATTTCATCTTTATCTGCATCTTTTCTGAAAATATCTTCACCTTGATTATCTTTAAAAGCAACTGCCCAAAAATCATAATCACTTTCTGGAACTTGACCATATTGAATATCAATACAGTGTTTAAATATACTCATTAAATGAGTTTGAAATTCTTTATGAGATAAATTAGATAATTCTGGATCAGGCGGTGGCTTATGATCTTGTACCCTCTGCGTGATACCTCTTTTACTAAAACATAATCCAGAATATAGTTCATAGTCTTCAAGAGATCTAATTTTACCAAAACCATATGGTCCAAAATCTATATCATTTATTTCGCCGTCCATACCAAATAATTTTCTATTTCTAAGATGGCTCTTAGAGTTTCTATCGCCCCAAACTTTATCATCATCCCATTGTTTTGTGCGTCCTTTTCTTGTATATTCATGCCAAACCAAGACCTTGTGTGGATGAAATATATCATAACCATGAGTAAAAGCTCTAACTGCAATATTTATTTCTTCACCATGAAAATAATAATTAGGATCATGAGGAACCTCTTTGCAAAATTCTCCAACAGTAAATGCAAAATGAGCACTATAAAATCTACCAGGTAATGGTTTAGTCTTATCGTCCCAAATATCAAATGATGCAGGCAAAAAGAATACGGCCCCTTCTGGTATAAATCTGTCAAAATTCATTTTCCAAGGCTCTTGAATACGGGCGCCAGGATCATTATCCGGATCAAAACTAGGAATATATGATGTAATTAATGGTTTTTTATGTCCTTCTTTTTGTAAATCTTTTAACATATCAATTAATTCACTATCCCAATTTTCTACAAATCTATGATGGCTATCAAGTTGTAGTGTATATTTTTCTCCATCATACAGAGATTGAACCATATTTCTTGCCCAACAAACTCCTTGACTCTCATTATATGGAATATTTAATATTTTAAATCTTGGATCATTTATATAATCGTCTAATTTATCCCAAGAATCTTGTTCCGCATGTTGCCAACAGATTCCTACTCTTAGATTTTCTGGATATTTTGCTTTGTTAAGCATATCTTTTAGTGTAGGCAATAACTGAGGATCTCTATAAGAAGCTATCTGTATAAATATAGTATTATTTTTTGATTTTTTATTTTTCATTATTTTATATCCTGTTTATTATTTTAATAGCAGCAGAAGCCCATCCATCGCGCCAGCCTACTGTTGATAATGGTTCAAACTCAATATTGTATAAATTTACATAATCTAAAAGAGCTTTAAATGAATAATTTTCCCATCCAGGTAAATTGTAAAAATCGTCGAATACTAAAACAGCCCCATTTAAAAAATAACTGTGCATTTGTTTCAAAGCAAAAAATGTCGGTCTGTATAAATCCATATCAAAATGCACAAAAGAAATTTTTTTATTATTAGTTTTGAGAAATTGTTCTATTGTATCTTCTATATTTCCAACTATAAATTCTGTATTATATGTATTATTTGGTACATAATCTAAAGAAAATGTTCCTTTTGCATATAATATATCTCTATCATTAATCATCCAGTCTTCCGGTAATCCAGTAAATGTATCAAATCCATATAACTTAATATTATTTGGTAGCGAAGAGCGTATACAATTAAAGGTATTTCCTGTAAAAACCCCAAGCTCCATAAATAAATAGTCTTGAGATTTTGATGAATTGGATAAACAATAGTCTAGATACGGATAAAGATCATTGTCTGAAGATTTTTTATCAAAATGCACAACAGAATTATTTTTAATAAATCTATCAGCTAGTTCTTGGTCATACATTAATTTTCTCTTCTTTCATTATGATTATAAAAATGAACTCTGTTATGTGTTATAGGACTTGCCAATAAAATAGCTGGTTTGATTTTATTTTCTACTGTTAATGTATATATATGACTCATCCATGTTTGCTCAAAAGGATGATCCCACTTAACGTCAAGAAAGCATTTTTGATTACCTTCCTGATCTATAATATGTGGCCAATTGCTGTAGTAAATCTCTCCTTCAGCATAAGGTAGTCCATCGATACTTTTGATATGAGTAAATTTAGTTAGTGGTTTTTTTTGTATTCGACCAAAATACTTTAACTTTAATTCGCTTGGCACATTATGCCAACTCCACTGATCTCCATTATGGCCATAAAATTCACTAAAACTAAATTTAAGAAAATCATATTCTTCTATTTTCATTATCTTAATAACACGATTAAATAAGTTACTTATATTTTTATTAAATCCAAAACTACAATTATTATTCAAATCCAAAAGCATATCGTCTTCGAAAAAAATCATATACTTAGAACCAGAATCAGAAAAATGTTCAGCAGCAAACTGTCTAGATCCACAAACACCTTTATTGCCGTATTTTAGATGTTCTGAAAAGTTGTATTTAGAGCATATCTCATCATATTTAGAAAATAATTCAGATTTTGTAGAATTATTTAATAATACCTTATCTGTTTTATATATAAAATCATTATCATAGTCTTTAAAACTTTGTAAAACCATTTCCAGTTGTTCTGGAGAATTAAAAGCATTGATGTATAGTTTTATGTTTTGATTACTATGTTGTTTACGATTTTTTGTTTTCTCTTCTATTTGTATATTGGTATTATCATTTTTTAATTTTTCAAAAAAAGTATTTATTAAACCATTACTCTCTATCATTTCATGATGATATATATCGGGATCTTTATATGTCATTATAGTAAAAATACTTTCTTCTGTTCCCATAAGATCTTGTGATAAAGTATCATTAAGTAATGAATAGTATAGATTATTAGCTGATGATATATAATCTATATGGCCTCCAAAAAAACCGCCCCTAGCAACCCTATTAACATTGTTATCGCAAATTTTATTCATATGATGAATATTAAATCCATGTATTTCTGTTGTGGTTTCATATGGAAAACAAATAAATAAGAATTTTTTAACAACATTTTCTAATTTATGAAGCACCTTATCATGGCTAAAATATCCGGCATGAACAGTATTTGTTATTCCTCCATCAAGCCAAAAAATATACTCGGTATTGAACGGATTAAATATCTTTGCATTATGAAGCAGAAATAACTTGCTCATTACCATAGGATTATAATACTCTAATCTAGCCTGAGTACTATCCCTTAACCACCCAACTTGATTTAGCCAGTCTTCTTTTTGTCTTATTTGTTGAATTTTATCAAAAAATGGAAAAAAATTACCTTTAAATTCTTCTTTTGAATGATAATAAACTCTGGTATTTTCCTTATTCCTATATTGATAAACTAAGTTTTCATGATTTTTATCTATAAAAACTATCAAAGGAACATCGCTTGGTAAATTTTTAAGCAGATTAGTGAAATTATCTATATAATGATCGAAAGATCTTCCCCAGCCATCACCTAGAGAATCTCTACTAAGATCCCATATCCCTGTTACTATAGTAGAGTTTATCATTATTATCAGACTCAAGAGATTATATCCACCCCGTCTGCACCAATAATAAGTAGAATCTTCATTTTGTCAATGTCCAAAAAAAGCTAAATGGTGGTTGACACGATACTTTTTTGGTGTATTATACGATTGTTACACGACGAGTATTATGAAAACAATGCCAAATTTCGATAACGATTTTTCAAACGATAAAGAAAAAAGAAGAGAACAGTTTAAAAAGAAAAAAGATCATTTTCATCAATTAAAAGATGATGATGATTTAAGAAGAAAAAATATTTCTAAAAAAGAACTAAAGAAAATAAAAGAAAGTTACGAAGAAGAAGAATGGGAAGATTGGGACAGATATTATAATCATTGATATAAAATGAAATACATAGAGGAACTTCAGATAGGGGATTGTTTTCAATTAAATTCTAGTCATTTTATAATAACTAGTGACTTTAAAAAAGATGGCAAGAAACTTTGTATCGATTTAAAAACAGGATACGGTAAATGGATCAGCCCAATAGATATGGTAGAAATCATCGATATTTTTACCTTAGATAAAGACAGTAATGTTATCGCAATAAAAGAAAGAAAAAAGGATAACTAAAATGCCAAATCAAAAAACAATAAAAAAAGAACCATATGTTATATCTAGTAAAAATATATTTGATATTATACTTCAAAGAGTAAAGAGTAAAGAAAATGGAGCAACAGTATTTGTTCCTCATGTTTGTAATAATGTAGATTTTTTTGATGCTGGATTTGCTGCACAGGTTGGAGAAAAATATCCTATAGTAAAAACAGATTATCATTTACTTGGTAGGAACTTTCTAGCAGTAAATTTAGGATATTCTCAAATTATTAAAGTATATGAAGAACCGCAATATCGTCATAAATTATTTTTTGTTAATATGATTGCGCAAAATGGAGTAAGAAATTTTACTAATCAAAGACCATTGAATTACTTTGCATTGGGACAAAGTATGTATAAAGTATCTCAATTTATCCATATGAACACAGGATTCTTGAATAAAAACGAAAAAATAGAGATACATTGTCCAAAATTCGGTAGTGGACTAGCTGGTGGTAATTGGAACTTTATTAGCGAATTAATAAATGATATATGGGGTAAATTTTTTGTTACGGTATATAACCCATTGAAATCATGAATATAATTAGTTTTAGTCTTTGGGGAAATAATCCAAAATACACTATTGGCGCTATAAAAAATGCTGAATTAGCTCAAAAGATATACCCTAATTGGATTTGTAGATTTTATTTAGACAATACTGTTCCAAATGAAATAATAAGCCAATTACAGTCCTTATCTAATACAGAAGTAATAAATAAGAATATATCTGGTAATTGGACCAGTATGTTTTGGAGATTTGAGTCATCATACGACAAAAATGCCAAAATAGTTGTTTTTAGAGATACAGATAGTAGACTTTCTAATAGAGAAAAAATAGCTGTTGATGAATGGATAAATAGTGATAAGACTTTTCATATTATGAGGGATCATCCATATCATAAGTTTCCTATACTTGGTGGAATGTGGGGATATAAAAATAATAATAAATATCCTATGCAAATATTATTAGAATCTTTTAATAAAACAAATACCTATGGCACAGACTATAGATTTTTTGCTGAAGAACTTTATCCGTTAATCGGAAACGATAAATTAGTACATGATGAATTTTTTGATAAGAAGCCATTTCCATGTCTTAGACAAGGAACAGAATTTGTTGGAGATGTATTTGATGAAAATAATTTACGACATCCAGAATATCAAAAATACATATGAATCCTCGAACCTCTTTCGGTTTTAATACTTTCTGCACCGAGCAGTGGCTACCATTAATTAAAATTTTAATAGATTCTATATCCTCTTTTAGTAAACACCCAATAACTGTTAATTGTATCAATTTCAAATACGATTTCAATAACGATCTAGTTAATTCTGTATCAATATATGATTCTAACATAAGAAGTTATAGTCATATTTATAGATATAAATGGTCTAGTTTATTAGATACTCCATACGACACAACGGTAATGCTAGATGGAGATATGATAGTTTTACCAGGTATAGATAATCTATTTTATGACCATTCTGCTTATTTAAGCACCCTCAATTTTCCATTATTTGCAAAACATCCTCATAATCCTTTCACAAATCCTGTTCATGCTCAAAATTTAAAAAATATGATGTCTATATTTACGACTAACGAACCAAGTATGCCATATGTTTATGCTTGCGGCGTTATTGGTAAGCATCATATAAAATTTGTTAAAGAGATTGTTGATACTATTGACTATTTTCATAGTCATAATGCTATACCATACATAGAAGACGAGGGAATACTAAACTGTTTATTAAGTAAATATAAAATATCCTATGATCTAGGATATATTTTTTTTCCAAATAGTACTTTGTATAATGCTTATATTAATAATAAAATCGATACAGATCAAGAGCTATATGACACATATACAAAATTTAATTGTCCAGTAAAATTTTATGCTTTACATGGATGTAAAAATCAATCACTAGCATCGGATATGCTATCCACAATCAAAGAAAAAACTAAAAATAATGAATAAAATTCTACTTCATCATCATCTTGGATTGGGCGATCATATTATTTGTAATGGACTAGTAAGATTTTTATCAATAAATACTAAAATAGATTTATTTTGTAAAGATCAAAATTTAAATAATATTAAATTAATGTATAGTGATAATAAAGAAATTAATGTTATCGGAATATATAATGATTTTGAGGCTGAACGAATAGCAAATGGTAGTCAGAATTATATTAGACTAGGCGTTGGATTAAACCATAACTATCCAAGGGATATGGAGACTCAGTGGGATAAAGTTTTTTATTATCAAATGAATGTAGACTTCGATCATTCTTGGATATCTTTCAAATATAATAAACCAATATCACAAAATCCAGTGCCTAGCAAACCCTACAGTTTTCTGTGCAATCAAGGTTCAGACGGTATAGATCGGCTTGATTATACAAAAATAGACCATTCTTTACAAAAGGTTTATAGTAATAATGGTAATTTTTTTGACAATATAGATCTTATACAGAACGCAACAGAAATACACTGTATTAATTCTTCTTATATACATCTAATAGATAGAATAGAAACACCCGAAAACACTAAACTAGTATATCATAAAAATTTTATGTATAAAAATCATAGTGACTTTATTTTGAAAAAAGATTGGATAGTAGTATGACCATTTTTTGCATAAATATAGGAGATATAAAGTATTCAAAATATTCCCTACCTTTAATTGAATCATTATGTAAATATAATAATATTAATCTGTTTGTTTTGGATAAAAATATATCTCAAAATATCTATGATGCGCATCCATCGTGGCTTAAACTATTTTGTCATTCTTTAGTTGAAGATGATTTTATCATATGTTGGGATCTAGATTTAATTCCAACAAAATTATATAATATAAAAAATATGTTAGATACAGACAATATCAATTTAGCATACGATCAATCTTATGTAAGAGAAAACTTTACTTTTAATGGTAAATTCAAATATAATTGTGGATTATTCGGTATTCCTAAAAAGAATCAACAGTGGCTAGAAAGTATTTATTCCAAAGCTAAAAATTCTAATTATCCATCATATGAACAATATCATGTAAATGATTCAATTTTTGATAATAAAATAACAGTATCAAATATAGATACAAAACTAAATATGATGTATGATGGTTTTCCAGTTGATGAAAAAAATACAAACTATAACATACACTATACCTGGAAAGTTATGTCTGAGGGACACAGAACAGACTTAATTATTAGTCATTACAATAAATTTTATAATCAATTAATAATATCATGAATATATATAAAACAAGAAATGATTTCATCAGCACTTTCGATCAAAATCTTATTATGTGTGAGATAGGGGTGTTCAAAGGTGATTTTTCACAGATACTTTTCAATACATCTCCAAAGGAATTACATCTAATTGATCCTTTTATAGGTAGTTTTTGGTCAGGAGATAAAGATGGTTTAAATATGCAATATGCCAATTTAGAAATTTCTTATCAATATTTAAAAAATTTATATTCAAATTATGATTATGTACGTATTCATAAAGGATATGGTCAACATATACTTCAAAAATTTTCTGATCATTATTTTGATTTTATGTATATAGATGCAGACCATACCTATGATAGTGTTAAGAATGACTTAGAAATATGTAAGAAAAAAACTAAAATAAATGGAATAATATCAGGACATGATTATGATAATAATAAATTTCCAGGAGTAGTTCGAGCAGTTAATGAGTTTTGTTCTAAGTATAATCTTAATATTTTTGCTCTTACACAAGACGGTTGTCCAACTTTTGGAATAATTAATATATGAGTTATAAAATACTTGTCTCAAATGGAGAAATTATTGACAAATTTTCTATATTAGAAATTAAAGTATTTAAAAGCCAAAATATTCTACAGACCCAAAACATACAAAAAGAAATAAATGAACTTCTACCATATATAAATATCATATGTAATAAACAAAATATTAAAAATATATATCAAAAACTTAAAAATGTTAATAATGAATTATGGGCAGTAGAAGATAAGTTAAGAAAAAAAGAACAACAAAATATTTTTGATGAAGAATTTATTAGTTTAGCTCGTAATGTATATAAGCTGAATGATAAAAGAGCAGAATATAAAAAAGAAATAAATTTATTAACAAAATCTATCTTAATAGAAGAAAAAATATATGAACCATACTGATTTTTTAGAACATAATAAACTTTCCAGTTTACATGATGGAAAAACTGTATTTTTTTGTAAAACAGATTATCTTTTACAAGATTTTGAAACTATTACTAAATTAGATAATGAAGTTGTTTTGATCACAGGTAACTCTGATTATCCCATAACGGACCAAATAGTATCTTTAGCTCCAAAAAATATTAAAAAATGGTATGCTGTTAATGCTCTTACCTATAACAATATGGTAGAGCCCATTCCTCTTGGGTTAGAAAATCAATATTTTTCAATAAGAGATGGTCATGGAATAGGATATCCAGACAGGGCTGGTCTAAAAGAATCTATACTACAAAATCTAGACAAAAACCATATACCAACTCAATTCTTATATTGTAATTTTAATATTACAACAAATCCGGCATACAGACAAAAAATATACGATATGACCAAACAATCAAAATATATCACTCTAGATAACCCAACATTAACTCTACATGATATGTTTCAAAAAATACAAGATCATAAAATGGTTCTTTGTCCAGCTGGTAATGGTATTGATACTCATAGATTATGGGAAGTACTATACAGCAATAGAATACCTGTAACTATTAATATTAATAATTATGCAATATATAAGTTATATAAACAATTGCCTATTATTATTTTAAATACTATTGATGATATACTAAATTATGATCTAATAAATCAAGAATATCTTAAAATTATAAATACTAAATATAATTTAAATTTATTATCTATTAACTATTGGATAGATAGGATCCAAAATAATGTCTAATAATATTTTAATTCTCGGCAATGGTTTTATTGGCTCAAATTTATACTCATATTTTTCTCAATATGATAATACTATCGTAACCAATAGACATACTTTCGATATAACACGTTCTGAAACATATAATAATGTGCCATGGTCACAATTTAATACTATTATATATACTATTGGAATAAAAGATGTTCCATATTGCGAAAAGCAGCCAGATATAGCATTTGATATTAATGCTAATTATATTTCTAATATATTTTCTTTAATTAATGCACAAACTAAATTTATTTATATATCAACAGATTATGTATTTGATGGAATTAGTGGAAATTATAAAGAAGATTCAGAAACTAAACCAACCACGATCTATGGATGTTCAAAATTAAAAGGAGAATTAATAAGTCGTCAACACGATAATTATATTGTTATTAGAACCTCTGGTGTTTATGGAAATGGTTGTATGTGGCTTAGTAAACTACTATCATCACTTGACAGTTCTCAAAAAATTGAGTGTTATACAAATATTTACAACACGCCAACTTATGCTATGAATTTAGCAGAAATGATTAAAAATCTTATTAATGAAGATTTTACAGGAACAATTCATTTGGCTGGTTCAAGTGTGGTTAATAGACTTGATTTATACACAACAGTCGCTACTATATTTGGTAGAGACACTAGTATTCTATATGGTGGACAGTCAACTAATAATAGATTTCCCAATAACTTATCATTATGTAATAAGAAATATGCTACATTATTTAATCGTTCGCCAGATGATATACGCACAGGTCTATCAAGACTAAAATCTAATTATGCGTATTAATATTATATCAACATCAACATCGTCCCTAAATACCTCTAACAATGGGGCTAATGTACAGGGCGACGAAATGGTTGCCAGGGCATGGCACAAGTATATGTCCAGAGATAGCAGAGTATCTGAGATCTACTTAAATGGATCAACAGACATATCATATGATGTTAGTATTGCTTTTAGTCCATTGGTTGAATGTACTAGTGGATACAAAGTATTATATTTACAAAACGTTTTTCCAAAACCGCATTGGCCCGGAACAGTAGGTATATTCCATTCTGTTACCAACAACTATAATAATTTCATCTTTCCGTCCGATGGTTTAAAAAATGAATGCCACAGTGACGGTCTTGTATGTCAATTTGCTGTAGATGAAGAGATATTTTACCCAAAACAGCCAGCTGATAATTTACGCCACAATCTTTGTTTTGTTGGCAATAATATTCGAGATGCTGTTAGTTTAAATAAATATTTATTATGTGTAGCTGATATGGGCTTAGTTATTTATGGTAATCCACAAGGATGGAATTCAAATTTATGCCACGGTAAAATAAGTATCGAAGATGAAGCCACACTCTACTCTTCTGCAAAAATCTGCCTCAATGCTCATCTTACTGAACATTTAAATTACGGATCATTCAACTTTAGAATTTTTAATATTTTAGCATGTAAGGGTTTCATAATATCAGATTCATCTATTTTTTTGAATCATGAATTTTCTAATTCTATAGTATTTACTGAAGGTTTTTATGATTTGAGAGAAAAAATATCTTTTTACCTAAATAATCCAGATGAAACACTTCCTTTTAGAGAAAATGGTTATATGCATGTTTTAAAATATCATACATTTAAACATAGAACAACATCAATCATCGACTGGCTAGAAAGACTAATATGAAAATTTTATTTGCTAATATACCCAACATAAAATATATTGATGGACAAATACATACTGGACCGAATGCTGGATCTAGATGGCCATGGACTAATGCGGGAGGACATTTCCATGGATATGCTCCATTTCCATTTTGGCTTGGCTGGGCAGCTAAATATGTAGAAAGCCATGATTTTGAAGTATATTTTTATGATGGAGTAGCTCTTAAACATAATAATTTAGAAATAACTAAACAAGAAATTATATCACTTAAACCAGATATTATTTTTTATGATGTCGCAACTCCTACTTTTACTATAGTTGATGGAGTAGCTAAAGAATTGAAGGATCAATTAAATTGCGTAAATGTATACTGTGGTCCACATATGAAAACTTATGCAAATGACTGTATGTTATTGGATCATGTAGATTATTGTATAATTGGAGAGTATGATATCCCAGCACTTAAAATTTGTCAAAATCCAAATATTGAACAACAAATCTTTAGATTTGAACATCTAAAAAATATAGACACTTTACCTAATGGACAAAATTTTGTTCCATATAGACCATTAGAATATATACAAAATTACTACGATCCAAGCATGTCCACACAGCCCATACAATTAACCATCAGCGCTTCTAGAGGATGTCCTTTTAAATGTACTTATTGTCAATGGCCAAATGTTATTAATAATGGACAATATAGAGCTAGATCAGCAGTTATGGTAATAGATGAAATCAAACAAATGCAATATATTTTAAAAGAAAATCTTAGAAGTATTTTTTTTGATGATGATACATGGAATCTGGGCCCAGGTAGAATATCAAAAATATGTGATGGTCTAAAAGAAATAGGTCTGCCGTGGACAATGATGGGTAGAATAGATACGAGTAAACCAGAGCTATATGATAAAATGGTGGATTCTGGTTGTGTTGGTATGAGATTTGGCATTGAAACATTTAATCAGGAACTATCTGATAATGTTAAAAAACATATGAATACTAAAACTGCTTATGATAATCTAAAATATTTAGTTACTAGATTCTCAAATATGGAATTTCATTTTACTACCATGAAAAATTTTCCAGGAGAAAAAACAGGATCATGGGAAAAAGATCAAGAGATACTTCAAGACCTTCAACGAATTGGTAGGCAAAATAATAATACTGTTCATTGGCAAATTAGTGATTGCATACCCTTCCCTGGAACAGAATTATGGGAGGAACTAGTAGAACTCGGACACGGAGATACTCTTAAAGACTTTAGTTTATATGATGGTAGTCCAGAGCATAATGGAGCATTAGAAAAAACTGTAGGCTGGCTAGGAGAAAATTACAAACCTAAATATTCAGAATACTCTAAGGATGGAAGTCCAACAAACTTTCCTAGGGAATAACTATATGCTAGCATTAACAATGAAACAAAGTGCTGAATGGATAGAATCTATCATATTACATATGATTAAAAATAAGATAGATATGTCACGTGTTGCTATAAATATAGGGGCTAATGATGGCATAACTTTAGATCCACTACATTTATTATATCTAAAAAATGACTACACTGGTTTGTGTATAGAAGCAGATACATCTACAGTAGCAAAATTAAAAAATAACTTACCAAAAACAGTAGATATATTACATTCATTTATAACTCCAAATGATATTTTAAATATTCTTGATAAATATAAAAATATTGATATTATATCTATAGATATTGATAGTTTTGATTATTGCATACTTGAAAAAATAATAATCCTAGAACCTAAAATTATTATAATTGAACTTAATGAAAATATTCCCCCAGGAATAACATATTATGCTAAGTATGGAGAAGATTATGATTATTCTATTCATGGATCTTATCAATTATTTGGTTGCAGTTTAGACGCCGTGACTGAATTGGGTAAAAGATATTCATATAGTTTATTAAAAATGGAATGGAATAATGCCGTATTAATAAATAATAAATTTACCCACTTATTCGAATTGCCTTCATCAAATCTTCAAGCATATGATATGGGGTACTATTATAGAGAAAATAGACACAATGTTTTCTATTGGAAAGGCGAGGAGGCATTATGCAGAGAAATGACCCTGACAAAAGCAATGGAATACTTACGATCCTTTTTTGCTAAAGATTTAGACAAAATATTTTTAAACTATACAAATTTTAAAGATTATATTAAATGATGAATCATACATTTATTTATAATAAATTAATTTCTGATATAATTTTAATTAAAACTCAAATTTATGAAGATCATAGAGGAACACTTTATGAGACTTATAATAAAGAACTATTTGTTAAAAACGGTATACCCGAAATAGTTCAAGAAAAATCATCATTCTCAAAATATAAAGTTTTAAGAGGATTACACTATCAAAAAGATCCTTATGGACAAGGCAAAATTATTAGATGTAATAGAGGTAAAATTTTTGACGTTGCTGTTGATATTAGAGAAAACTCAACAACATATAAACAATGGGTTTCATATGAATTATCAGAATCTAATAAAGATATGGTATATATACCACCAGGATTTGCTCATGGAATATTAGTATTAAGTGAGGATGGTGCAGACTTTAGCTACTTTACAACAGAAAAACACTATCCAGAATATGAAACGGTAATAAAATACGATGATCCAACAATAAATATAGATTGGCCAATTAAAGATGTAATTCTATCAAATAAGGACAAAGGAAACAAATGAAAAATTATAGATGCTCTTCTTTTTGTTCCTTATATAAAGGTGAAAAATTTGTTCAAGGATATCTGGAAGATATGTTAAAACAATCTATCTTTGATGATATTGAATTTATCTTTTTAGACTGTGCTTCTCCAGAAAATGAAAAAGACTTTATTTTACCATTAACTGAAGAATATTCAAATATAAAGTATCATAAACTAGATAGCGATCCTGGCCTATATGCAGCATGGAATATAGCTATTAAAATGTGCTCATCAAATTTAATAGGAAACTGGAATATTGACGATAGAAAAAATATAAATAGTTTTGAAATACTGGTTAAGTGTTTTGATAGAGATCCAGATTTAGACGTAGCATACGGACTAACATACGTATCAACAATTGCTAACGAAAAATATGAAAATAATGATTATAGTCAAATTTATCCTTATCTTCCACATAGCTTTGAGAATCTTTTAAGAAATAATAGTCCTCATTGTATGCCACTATGGAAAAAAAGTCTTCATGATAGATTTGGATACTTTGATGAAAACTACAAAACAGCAGCGGACGGAGATTTTTGGTTGCGTTGTGCCGTGGGTGGTGCTAGAATAAAGATGGTCAACCATCCGGTTGGCCTATACTACGAAAATCCAACTGGTCGCTCTACCAATCCGGAAACATTAAAAGAGATGATTGGCGAAGTGAACTCTATGAGAAGCAAATACTTTGGATATATAGGGAAAATATTATGAACTATTTCTTATTAATTTGTTTGATTATTACAATGCTCGGTAATATTATTCGAGGATTGCATGATATACAATCCGTCAGATTAAATCCATCTCTTGGCGTAAAGCCATCTAAAAACATTTTTACTTACTTATTCATAGACTAAAATGAATAGATTAAATAATCAAAGAGTATATCTAGCTGGAGCTATGGATCGAGTTCCAGATAGAGGATCGACATGGAGAGACAATATCACGCCTTTTCTGGTGAATTTAGGAATAACAGTATTTAATCCAATAAAGAAACCTTGTTTAGAAGGTAACGAAGATCATACTGTTCATGCATACAAAACTAAATTAAAACAACAAGAAAAGTATGATGAGCTTAAAAAAATAATGAAGAATATTCGTTGTGTTGATCTGAGACTTGTTGATATTAGTGATTTTTTAATAGTTAATTTAGATATTGATGTACATCCTTGTGGTACTTATGAAGAAATTTTTTTAGCTAATAGAAGTAAAAAACCTGTAATTATTCATATGGAGCAAGGTAAGAGTAGTGCGCCAGATTGGTTATTTGGAACACTACCCCATGAGATGATATTATCTTCATGGAATGAAGTTAAAAATTACCTAAACTATATTGACTCTTCAGAAAAAATAGAAACTTATAACAGATGGCAATTTTTTAATAATGCCTAAATACTATATTAAATCTGGCCATATTAGATATATTATAGATAGAGATAATTATAAAGACGCTATAGTAGCAACACTAAAATACTATAAACATAGAGGCTTATTAGTTGGTTCAAAAATTTGTGTGACCGAAAAAGGTTTTGATTCTTTTAAAGAATGGTTTTGTTATGATATTAGTGATTTCATGGAGTATATAAAAGATGCTAATTAGTCAAGATATTAAGTTAGATTTTGATGATGTTCTTATTGTACCGCAACGAACAACACTTGAGAGCAGAAAAGAAGTTGTGCTTGAAAGAAATTTTAAATTTTATCATAGTCCAAGAATATGGACAGGTATTCCTATAGTATGCTCCAATATGGTCCCGCTTACCACCAAGGATATGGCTTTAAGATTATCCAAATTCAAAATGATCACAGCCTTACATAAATATTACGATGCTAATGAACTAGCTAATATTCTTAACGAGGCTGGATTGGATTATGCTTGGATTAGTATAGGAAAATCCTATGATGATATAGAAAAATTAAAAATTGTATCAGAAAAATTAGGTAAAAATCCAAACATAGTAATCGATGTGCCTAATGGATATATGGAGAGTTTTGTTAAGTTTTGCAAAGATGTTAGAAATACTTTTAATGATAGTATTATTTGTGCTGGTAATGTAACAACCCCAGAAATTTGTGAAGAACTAATAATTCATGGAGGAATAGATATTTGTAAAATACAGATCGGTCCCGGTCAGTTTTGTCAAACCAGAATGGTTACCGGCGTTGGCTATGGCACATTCAGTTGTGTTAATGAGTGTGGTCATGCTGCACATGGACTTAAAACAGAGACCGGTAGACTAGGTTTAATCATGAGCGACGGCGGTTGTAGAACCAGCGGTGACGTATGTAAAGCCATTTGTGGAGGGGCTGATTTTCTAATGCTGGGAACATTATTTTCTGGAACAGATCCTTGTGAAGGAGAATGGGAATACGAATATAGATGTGCAATAGTAAACAATGATGGAGAAGTAATTAATGAATGGTGGCAACCTAATGATCCAGGTTATTATCCGCCAGAAAAAAGAAAAAAATCTTTAAAGTTTTATGGAATGAGTAGCCACTATGCTCAACAAAAACATGGAGAGGGTAAAAAAACATATAGGGCTAGCGAAGGCAAGGTAGAAAAAGTTTCGTATAAAGGACCAGTTGAAGATATTATACAAGAAATACTTGGTGGTTTGAGAAGTTGTGGAACGTATATTGGAGCTAAATATCTAAAAGATTTTAATAAATGCGCTAAATTTGTAAGGATAAATCGCAAATGAACATAAACTTTTCTTGTGCCATAAATTCTACTGGATATGGTATAGCTTCATGGAATATTCTTAAGAATTTGTATTCTATCAATGAAAACATATCCTATTTTCCAATAGGACAACCAAGCGCAGACGATAAAAATGACCATGATCTGATAGTAAAGTTATATAGGAATAGTCATACAAATTTTGATCCGTTTGCTCCGTTTATAAAAATTTGGCATCAATTCGATTTAGCGAATCATACAGGCAAAGGACACTACTATGCTTTATCGTTTTTTGAGCTAGATACTTTTAATAGCCTAGAGCTTTCCCATCTAAAAGTACCTGACTCAATACTAGTAACATGTAATTGGGCTAAGAATATTATGCAAAATAATGGGATTAATACTCCTATTAAAGTTGTTCCTCTTGGTGTTAATAGAGATATATTCGATAACTCAAAGTATACAAAACTAAATAAACAAAAATATACTTTTATGAATATAGGGAAATGGGAAATTAGAAAAGGACATGATATATTATTAGAATTATTTCAGAAAGCCTTTCCTGATGAAACTGACGTTGAGCTTTGTTTATTAGCATCAGAAAATACCAATAACTACTCATCTGAACAAGAACTACAACAATGGAAAAATATGTATTCTAGTGACAAAAGAGTAAAGCTACTAAATGGAACAAAATTTCATACAGAAATAGCCGAAGTTATTAATTATGCCGATTGTGGTTTATTTCCTTCCAGAGCAGAGGGATGGAATTTGGAACTACTAGAAATGATGAGTATGAATAAACCAGTTATAGCAACCAATTATTCTGCCCATACAGAGTTTTGTAATCAAGACAACTCTTATCTTGTAAATATAAATGAAACAGAAAAAGCGTATGACGGTAAAGCGTTTGTGGGACAAGGTAATTGGGCAAAAATTGATAATAAACAAAAAGATGAAATAATTGATTATATGAGATATGTATATAATAATAAAATTGTTACTAATATTAATGGTGTAGAAACAGCTAAAAAATTTAGTTGGTTAAATTCTGCAAAAACTCTTTTTGGGTGTATAAATACATAGGAGATAATATATGCCTATACCAAAACCAAATAAAGACGAATCCAAAAAAGACTTTTTATCAAGATGTATGGGTAATGATACTATGGTTAAGGATTATGAAAATCCTTCTCAAAGATACGCCATATGTATTGGACAAACAAAAGGATTTCTACTACAGCAAACTTGTGCATATCTTCAATGCTCATCAGAGTGCGAAGATGAAGAGGATGAGTATGAGGAAGACGAAGAAGATAACGAAGAAGAACTAACAATGTCTAATTTATTTATACCTTCAAATGAAGATTATGTTGATTTTGGAGAAACAACAGAAGAGTTTGATCTATCCGCACTAGCTAAGTATAAATATACAGATCCAACTACTAACGAAATATTCTACTTCGATAGAATGAATACTTATAAAAAGAATGGTCGCCCTTTGGTATATATGGGTAAAGCGTCAGAATATCAAGGTAGAAAAGTTACTCTTAATAAACCGTTTAGAACATCTGATGGTCCTAAAAAATTTAGCGTTTATGTTAAGAACGAAAAAGGGAATGTGGTGAAGGTCAATTTTGGTGATCCAAATATGAAAATTAAGAAAAATATTCCGGAACGACGAAAAAGCTTTAGAGCAAGACACAATTGCGATAATCCTGGTCCAAGATGGAAAGCCAGATATTGGTCATGCAAAGCTTGGTGACCCATGAATCTTTTTTATTATCTTCATAAAGATAAATTAGATTCTCTAGGATATGATACTATATATCTAGAACAACCAGTATCTGATATAGTCAAAGATATAAACTGGAAACAAATACTAAGTAATCCTCCAAATAATACTAGTAAAGTTACACTAAAAGAACTTGAGTTACTAGCTAGTCTTACAAAAAATAGAACACAGAAAGAAATAGAGCTAGTATATAATATTGATCAAGATTTGGATACTCCATTTGAATTATTATGCTCCAGTTATGGAGTAGAGTATCCCAAAACACACATAGAAGAATTTTATCATATTATTAGACCTATTTTACAGAATACCAAGAGTTACTATAATAGACCACGACCAAATCAATTAGCCCATTATTTTGATCTAAAAATAGATATAATAGTCACAGAAACACATCATACAGCAAGTTATCCTTCTGGACATACGGTGTATAGTAAATTAGTCAGTTTGATTCTTAAAGATAAGTATAATCAAATAGATCAAACTAAATTAGATAATATTGTTAATCAAACTAAACAAGCTCGTATGTTACAAGGAGTACACTATCCTAGTGACTGTGATGCATCACTAATATTTTCAACAACCTTATTCAATAAACTAAAAGGAATTTTCAATGAATAGACATCATGATATTCTAAATCAAATTCAACAAAATTTAAAAGATAAAACTCAAGCAGAAAATGATTTTACAAGAGTTGAAGAAATGGAAGTTGAAAGTCCAGAAATGGAACTTATGGAATATAAATATGATTTTTATCAAATGAGTCTTGGTTCAATAAAATCTATCGCAAAACACGCACAAGCTATTGTTGATGCTGTTGAGAACGGAACCATAAAAGACGGCTTGACAGAAAGCTGGCTACAGGGTAAAATTGCTGTTACAGAAGATTATATGCTAACGATACACAATTTTCTAATGTTTGGAGAAACAGAAACCGATACAGAAGGAGCAGAGGCAGCAAAGAATCTTCCTGGTCTATGGGAAAACATTCGTAGAAAAAGAGAAAGAGAAGGACAAAACTATAAACCAGCAAAACCAGGAGACAAAGACAGACCAGATTCTGAACAATGGAAAAAACTTAGTAAATAGTTGATATTATAATAAATTTTTATTAACCTTTTGAGGATTTTGATTATGGAAAAAAAATACGAGAGTCTATCTACATACTTGATGCTATCTAAAAAGATTATCAATAAGTTTGCACCAAAATTTATTGTTAAGCATATGCTTAATGATGAAGACGCTATAAGCGATGTGGCTGTGGCATTAATGAACGCCGACAAAAATTTTGACCCTAATAGAGAAGGTCTTGGACACGGAAAGAAAACACTGTATTCTTACAGAAATCAGTGCGGTCTTTGGGCAATTAAAACATATGTAACTAAACAATACAAATCTAAAAAAGTTAATAGCTTAGACTATGTTTTTGATAATGACAGCAATACTCTATACTCTACTATATCGGATTCAAAAAATAAAGATCCTCTTACAATTCTAATAGATAATGAACAACAAGATAATACTCAATCAGATATAGCGTTTATATTAGATTCAGATATATTAAGCGATAAACAAAAAGATCAGATACGCATGTATTATTTTGAAAATAAAAGTCTAGCAGAAATAGGAAAGGGCTATGGTGTAACCAGAGAAGCAATAAGACAAAGTATAAAAAGGGCATTAAACTCTATAAGATCTCTTGCTAAATGAAAATATTCAAAAAAATCATAAACTGGATATTTGGTCAATCCAAATCTTCTATCATTATACCTGATGCTTCTTTAATTGAACAATTAAAAACTGAACAGTATGTTTGTGAAATTAATTTTCAATTAACAGAGTCTAATGATATTGATATTAGTTTTAAACATAATAATGTTTCAGAATATAGTGTAGAACAAATTTCTTTATTAGCAGAAAATTGTGCAAATCTTGTAGTATTAATTAATAATGGATTATTAAAAAAAGAATTAATAGGATCTATTAAACAGCTTAAAAAAGCTAATATGAATAATGATAAAACTACGTTATTCTTGGATAATATTTTATTTTTTAATGGTTTACTACAAGAAGAATTAAAAAGTATCAAAAAAGAAAATGGTCCTTTGATCAAACCATCATCAGTATTCAAATAAATCTTATTGGATACTTTTTTATAGCTTTTTTAGCACTATTATAAGGGTGTATTAATATGTGCTAATTACCATTTCAAAAGGATCTTATTATGCAAAACGATAATATTATTATATGGCAGAAATGGATTGATCCTTTTGGAAGAGACGATGAAGAAAATAAAAACGAAGAGTTTTCAAATTATGCACAAGATACGAATAATTTAGAAGATGACGAAACTTATGATCAAAAGGAAAAAGTCAATGAGTTTATTGCTGATAAAAAAATTCGCTATGGAGTTAAAGTCATAGCAACCCCTATGGGAATAATTCCTGTTAATGATAATACATCTAGTGGTAAAATTTTTAACTTTTGGATGGGCCATACTAATTTTGATATTACAAAGAAAGTTGCTGAAACAATAGAGATTACAGAAGGAGTAGAGAGTCTGGATATTTATACTAGATATAGATTTAGAATAAGTATCGGTAAAGCATTCGAAGATTCTATTGTGATGAGAAGTATAAATAAAAACGTATACAAGGAATTATCATATGCCAATAAACCATGATATAGACCTTTTATCTATACATACTTATAACATAGATACAAAAAATAGAGAAATTTTTTTACATTCTTATATGAGTGACGGCGAAGAAGAATCTGGAGTTGATTATAGAAGTGCTATAATATTCGAAAAAAATATGAGATATTTAAATCTTATGTCTAGCGATCCTATTCTTATTCATATGCATATGCCTGGTGGCGATTGGGAAGATTGTTTAGGAATTTATGATACAATTAAACACAGTAAAGCCAAAACTATTCTATTAGCTTATGGCAAAGTACAATCTGCTAGTAGTGTTATATTACAGGCTCCTAATATCAGGATACTTATGCCTAATGTTACAATGATGATTCATTATGGTAGTATAAGTCTTGACAGCGAACACAGCAAAGCGGCTGCGAGTAGTCTAAAATGGAATGAACGAGAATGTGACAAGATGATAGATATATTTACTGAACGGTGTATTCAAGGTGATATGGCAAAAAATAAAAATTGGAAAAAGTTAATGGCAAAAAAACATATTCAATCACAATTAGCAAGTCAATGTGATTGGATACTCACAGCAGAAGAGGCAATACAATATAATTTTGCAGATGGTATTTTAGGTCATAAACCTTATACAACAATAGATAGTCTAAAATCCTTAAAAAGGAATAAAAATAATGCTTCTAGAGTTTTGTCAACATGATTATACTCTAAACGAGAATGAAAACAAAGAACTTATCCTAGAGGCTATCAAGTATAAACCTGACTATATTTCATTATTCTCCTACTATACAAAAAATATTTCTCAATTAACTAATATTCCTATAATTTGTCCGATAGATTTTCCTATAGGTATTAGCGACAGTAAGAGCAGGCTTACTATGGCCGAATTTGCTGTTAAAAACGGAGCCAGGGTGCTAGATATAACATACCCTGCTCAACTAATAAGTAATAGAAAATACGATAAATTTAGAGAAGATATTAGAAATTTTAATAGTCTTGGCATAGAAAGTAATGTTGATATACGGTATATTTTAGAATATAGAAAATATTCATATGAGCTTTTATATAAATTAACCCAGATTTTATTAGATTTTGGAATTTCTACTGTTTTATTGTCAACAGGATACTTTTTAGACGATATTAATGATAATATTATTGCTGCTAGTATGATATTAAAGAAAAATCCTAATATTAATATTATTCTTACTGGTAATATATGGACAAAAGAACATGTTGATAATATTATTAAATGTGGCATGTCTGGAATTCGTATCAATACTATAAATGGATTAAAATTATTTAACCAAAATATTTCATCAATATAATTTTTTGGTGTATAATCCTGTTGCATTCCTACCAAAATGGAGATTTATTATGGCAACAGCTCAACAAGGTAATTCCGCTACAACAGGAACATATGATAGTGGATCAACCAATAACAATCATGGCACAGCCAAGAACGTCGGCACCGCGTCCACAGTTTTAGAAAATAGTAGTCTTGGTGGAACAAATTTAGGAGTTTTTGGTTCTACTGTTATTGATGGTACAGATACCGATAAGTCATTGTCTGGCGGCACAATTGCTCATAATCATGTTAAACCAATAACATTTAAAATAACAACAGAGTTGGGTGGTGTAAACAGTACCTCGTTAGCTACCACAGCTAATGATCCAACACAATTAAGAAGTATTCATAAAAGAGAAAGTTATAAAGTAAATAGAATCGCTACAGCTATTCGTGCTGGTTACTGGAATATTTATACTGGTGCTTGGACTACTCTTCCAACATCAACTACAGACAGTCCAGGCACAGACGAAGCAGCAACACCAACACGCAGCGTTCCTGGCGAATTAGTATACAAGACAGGGGCTAAGGTTCCAGTTCAAGATAATTATAAGGCTAAAACCGGCTGATTATAATTTATCAATTTAATTTTTATAATAAGCCAGGGCTAATAACCTTGGCTTATTTTTTTAGGATTATGCAAAATACAGATTTAATTAAAGAATTATTAAATAATAATGTGAATATGATATTAGTAGGAAGCTATGCTGCTAATTATTATGGATATAATGTTAAAAGTGGATCAAATGATATAGATTTTATAATTGATAGTTCATCTAAAAATTTACATAATATTTATGATATTTTAAAAAGATATAATGCTGATTTAATTTTAGAAGATTTATTAAAAAGTTATGTAATTAGGAGTATTATTAGGGAGACTAATGAAAAAATAGATATGTTTAGATTTTCAAGTAAAAGTCCTCATATCAACTATGATTCTCTATACGAACAAAATGAATATATTATAGATTATTTTTATGATATAACTACTAAAATTATTTCACAAAATAAGCTAAAAGAAATGATAAAATTAAGCGAATCAATTAAATATAATAACATATTATGAAAATAATTAATATACTACAATATGAAGCACAAGAAAGTACAGGAACTTGTTGTTGTTTATACGCAGGAACAATAAATACTTGTGCTAATTGTCCTCCTCCATGTGTTTGTGGAGGAAGCGAGGGTAGTTTAGGTTGTAATTGTAATGCTACGATTGGTTGTGAGCAAAATACAGATTGTGATAGTCAGATCTGTATAGAAACGTGCCAGGCTTTAAGTAAACCAGTCCCTTTTGCTGGTATAATACCTGGATCTTGTCCGACATCGCCACCTCCACCTCCACCGCCACCTCCTCCACCGCCACCTCCTCCACCGCCTCCTCCACCGCCTCCTCCACCAGTTCCACCACCTCCTCCGCCAGTTCCACCACCTCCTCCGCCGGTTCCAC